ATGGGGGAGCGTGTAATTCCCCCATGCGTTCGCTATCATTCCGCCATGGCCTACTACGAAAAGCGCGGTGATGCCTGGCGTGCCCAGATCCGCCGCAAAGGATATCCAACCCTTTCCGCCACCTTTGACACCAAGGCAGAAGCCCAGCGATGGGCTGCCGAGATTGAGGGTGACATGTCCCGTGCGCGCTTCGTCGACATGCGCGAGGCCGAAAGCACCACCTTGGCTGAAGCCCTGGATCGTTACCTGTCGGAGGTGACATCCACAAAGAAGGGCGCCAAGCAGGAAGGGGTCCGCATCAAGAAGTGGAAAGAGCACAAGCTGGCCGGCAAGGGTTTGGCTGCCATTCGCTCGAGCGACATGGCCGCCTACCGCGATGCTGAGCTTAAGGAAGGGAAGTCGACGGCGACAGTGCGCCTGAACCTGGCGGTGATCAGCCACCTCTACACGGTGGCCACCAAGGAATGGGGAATCGAGGGGCTGACCAACCCGTGCCGAGCGATCCGCATGCCTAAGGGCAGCAAGGAGAGAGATCGCCGGCCAACACCGGCGGAGCTAACCGGACTGTACAAGGCGGCCGCTCAGATGAATGCCCAGCTTCCGGTATTCATTGAATTGGCGGTGGAGACAGCGATGCGACGGTCTGAGCTGCTGATGCTGCGCCGCGACCAGGTGCGCGGCAAAGTGGCTTATCTGGAGGACACTAAGAACGGCGAGAGGCGGGCTGTGCCGCTGTCCTCCCGGGCGATTGCCCTGCTGGAGGGCCTGCCCACGCCGATCGGTGGCGGACGGTACTTCAGCTTGGCACTCAATACGATCAGCAACTACTTTCCGCGGGCCTGTGTGGCCGCAGGGATTGAAGGTCTACGCCTTCACGACCTGCGCCATGAGGCGACTAGTCGTTTCTTCGAGCGCGGCTTCACCATGATGGAGGTCGCGAGTATCACGGGTCACAAGACCCTGGCGATGCTCAAGCGCTACACCCACCTCAGCCCGCAGCACCTCGCCGAAAAGCTCGGCTAGATTACAAAAGCTAGCTGAAACGTAATCTCACGCGACAAACGGATTGGCTTTTGATGGCACATGGCCTAGATTCCACTTTAAGTGGAACGGATCCATGTGTAGAATCCGCAAACTTTTCGTCGCGGTCGGCGAATGGATTCGTGTGCTAGGGTGAGTATGGATTTCGAGATCGTTACTGAAATTTCAGCAGAGTCGGTTGGCCCAATAATTGCGGCATTGAACGATGCTGATGACGCTAGTACGGTTCGAATCATCCTGAAGACCAACAACGGTGGGGACGTTGGCGCTGCGTTTGCTCTGATCATTGCTATCCAGAACTCCAAGGCTTCTGTGGAGATTCACATGGAACGGCACATCATGAGCGCGGCGGCCTTCATCTGGGTCTACTTTGCAACGAGAAAGCGGCCTGGCAACGTGATCGCGCTCCGACCGAACGAGCCAGCAGTTTTGATGTATCACAGGCCAAGGCAGCCCTGTGACTCTTCGCCAGACCATTACCTGTTCCGGGATGATTTGGCTGAGGACCATCCGCTACGTGAGCAGATGGCAGTAGGCGTGCAGACCTTTGACGCCGTGTTTGATGAACTTTTACAGGCGTTAGGGTACTCAGAAGAGATGGAATACCTGACGCATCAAGGCGCGCAGTATAGGCACAACCTCAGTCATATGAGGGCTGCCTACTACCAAAATCGGGATTGCATCCTGACTTTCTAAAGGGAATGGCTATGACTACCGTGGCTTTGCACAACCTAGACTTGAGCAAAATCAAACGTTCAACCCCGTCAGACGAGCTAACTGCTTTCATGCAGGAGTACATTCGTCTGGACGATCGAATGCGCGCTCAGTGCCAGCGCGAAGGTAAGCCAGTCCCTCATGTGACTGCTGATCAGAAACGATAAGCAGCATGATGTGAAAAAGCCCCGCTACTCGGGGCTTTTTCATGCCACCTGACTCACTCGAGGCGGCTCCTTTCTCTTCCGTCCTGGTTTCGGCCTTTGGTGCTCTCCATCCCGAAATTCGCGCAAGAATTTGCGCACGTCCTCTTTCAGCCAGCAGTGCCGGTTGCCCATCTTGAAGCTCTTGGGCAGCCATGGCACGCCGCGGCGAATCCCTTCCCTGATCGACGCCTCGGTCCGGCCAAGAAGCTTGGCCAGGCCCTCAACTGTCAGCACCTCGGTTTCTTCGCTCATTCCTTCCTCCCGGCCTGACGCGTCAGGTTCTCGTCATCATGCTGATCTGTCGCGTCAGCATTCTTCAGTTCAACAATCACCGACTCGATTCCAGCTGCGTAGCTGCCAGGCCGCCCCGTAGCCGCTCCGATCAACCGGTCGATCACCAGGTCAAGAGGTGCCGCCCTGAGGGAGGCGACCATGTCTATAGCCCAGTCACGCCCTTGCAGAAACATGTACCGATTGATCGGCCCTGTGATGACGAGCGATTCGATGGCCGGCTTTGGTGGTTCAACATCGGCTGGAGCCACTCGAGCAGCGGCGCGCGACTGCACTGAGTTGCATCTGCCTAGGGCTCTACGAAGCGCCATGGTTGCGATAATGTTCACGACAAAACCCCCGTGGCCTTCGCCGCCGCAGTAGCGATGAAGAACGACACCATGAAACAGGAGGCAGCGAGCGTCGGGTGGCCGCTGTAGATCAGCGCGTACAATTGGAAGCAGCTGCTGACAAGGCTCAGCCAGAAGTACTGCATGATCCGCTGGGCTGCCTCGCCACTAACCAAGCCGCCGAGCACGCCCGCCCAGGCCATGACGTTGAAAGCAATCACGACGTAGAACGCGAATCGGTGGAGCTGAGCCCCGCCGAACAACAGCGACAGGCTGATGATTGCACTGATGGCTGTGGAGATCAGGGTCTGGATCACGGACGACCTCCCGCCAGCGCCGCCAGCTCAGCCACCAGGGCCTCGGTGCGTCCGTAGAACTTCCCGGCGTCCTCGTTCACGAAGCGCTCGAGCACAGTGGCCACCGCCACCTCATTGGCCAGGCCGCGAAGATTATCCTCGGTGGTCGGCGTGTCGGTCGATGGCGCGTGCACGTATGCGTCCTGGCTGATCAGCAGCGTGCGCACCGGGCGAATGCCCTTCGACTTGGTCGCCCAGTTAGTGGTCGGGGTGCACCAGGGCAGCATGTGGAGACACCAAGAGCTGCCCGATGCATTCTGCGTGCTGCCCCAGTAGTCGGCGTAGGTGAACGCCTGAGCCGGACCGCCCGACCGCAGGTTGTCCCAGTAGCGCCCCCAGTCGGGCAGTTGCAGCAAGTTGGCGCGCATGACCTGCAGCTGCTCAATGCTAGGCAGGTGCCAGCCGCGCTGGCCACGGATTGTCATGGCCAGCACCTTGCGAGCGATGGCACTGCCAGCCTCAGCCATGGCGAGTGTGTTTGCGTAGCCGTCATGGAAGGACGCTGCGCCACGAACGGTCACGCGCGGCCCTGGCTGATCCCACCATTGGGCGATGGTTTCGAACTCCCGGCCTGCATCTATCACCGCGTGCTCGGCGCCGTCGAAGAAGATCCGACCGGCGTAGAATCCGCCGCCCAGGGGCTGGCCCACGGCGGGGAGGGCTGCGGGGTTGATCGAGCGGCGCTTGTTCATGACAGCCTCCGGAAGTGGTCGGCCAGCACTCGGCGCCCGTCCAGGCCGCACGCGGCGGACAGAGCGGCGACCTGGCCGAAGGTGGTTTCGCGATGCTGGAGGGCATCCCACAGTTGCAACAGCAGGGATGCGCGGCTCACGGCTGCTGCTCCTGCTGCTCCTGCTGGGCCTGCATTTGATTCGCCAGCACAAGGGCGCCGAGCAGCACCTGCTGGCGCTGCTGCAGGCCCAGGTATTCCCGGATCGCCTTCACGATCAGCGAGTTCATGGAGCGATCGTCCGCTTCCGCAGCCTTGGCCACCTCGTCGCGCATCCCATCAGGGAGGCGCACGACGAATTTGTCAGCCGTGCGCGAGCCGTATTCAAAGGCCATTGGACACCTCCAATGGGTTGGCTGCCATGCTCTGCACCACCGGCTGCTCCAAGGCTTCTAGGCGCAGCTCCTCATCCAGCGCGCGATCAAGGTCGCCGCCGCCAATGACCGTATCTCCTTGGGTGGCCAGCACGATGCTGCTTGGATCGTCAATGCACACTCGGTCGCGCAGCACGCGGTACCGGCGTGCGTCAGCTACCAGCTTGACGTGATCATCGATGTTGAACGCTGGCGCCTCCTGCGCCGTGCCGTCCTCGATCCGGCGCCGGTGGATCTCCTCGCGATCAACGACCACGCCGGCCGGAGCCGCGATGCCGAGGCGAACCTGGTGGCCATTTACGGCTGATACCGTCACGCGGATGTTGCCGGCGATGACGATTGCCTTTCCGACGTTGCGTGTGAGCATGAGCATGTGAATCTCCTTATTACAGGCAAGCCGGGGGCCTGCCGCGATTGATGGCTTTCGCAAAAAACTGCTTTGGTCAAATCAGGCGGAAGGCTTCACGCCACCGCCAGGGCGCACTCGGCGCGCCGGTAGATCCGAGATGAGGCGATGCTGCGCTCGCCTGGGCGGCGAACACGGGTGAATTCTTCGGTGGTACTGGTAACGGAGTTGCCTACCAAAATCGCGCACAGAGCAACCACTGCTGGCTGAATCATTCCGCGCTTGAACGCTTCCGCAACCATCGCGGCGCGGCGGTGCACTCCGAGCTTTGTAGTCAGGGCTAGGAGGCGCTTGTCGATCGACCCGGCCGATATTCCCAGTTGCTTGGCGGCTTCCTTGGAGGTCTGGCCAGATGCGATTGCCATTAGGCATTCCAGCTCGCGGGGTGCTGCCCCACGGCCTAGGAAGCCGACAAATCCGTTTGCGGTGATCGTCTCGGCGTGCATCTTGCTACTCCATGCTGGTCGCTATGGAGTGAAAATTACAGCCTAAAATTTCCAATTGCAAACGAAATTTGTAAATCGCGGCAAAGTTAAGGCCGCTCAAGCGGCCTCAGGCGGTGCGGTTAGGCGAACATTCCCCACCAGAAGACATGCCCGATGATAGTGATTTGCTCGTCCTGCAGCTGCTGGAACGAATAGTCCTCATCAGGAAAATCATCGCGATTGAAGCTACGCATGCGCAGGCCGCTTGGCAGGCGAAATAGCTGTTTGATGCGCAATTGACCGTTGTGGCTGACGGCATACATTTCGCCATCAACAACATCGGTGAGCTGGTTTTTACCAACGTTCACGCCAACCGTCGCGCCGTCCCGCAGGACGGGCGACATGCTATTTCCGGTGACTGAAACACACTTTGCATTGGAGAACTGGACGCCATTGTCGCGCAGATCTTGCTTTGAAAAACGGAGTCTTGAGGTAGGGCCTTCCTCGATTGCGAAGCGACCAGAGCCCGCAGACAGCTCGACCTCGCGCAGATATGGGACGTATACCTCGTCATCATCCAGAGGCGTAGATTCATCCCAGATCCTGATGCGCGAAAGATGCTCGCCGATCGGTTTATCGAGTGTGATTCCTGCATCTGCAACAAACTCAGCAGCTGTTTTCACGCTCATCATGCCACTCGCCGCGAGGAGCACCTGGGGCCTGATGCAAAGAACGTTCGCGATTTCATTGTACTTCGAAGGACGGGGGAAAGATCTCCCGGACTCCCAGGCTTGGACCGACTGAGGGGTAATACCTAGACGCCGAGCAAGCTCAGACTGGTTGATTCCAAGACGCTCTCGGGCTTCAGCGATAGCTTGTGCGATGGTGGGTGTATTCATTTCCATAGGTTACAAGCGTCCGCTGTAGTTGGCATTGCAAATATCGTTTGTAATTGAAGGCGCGCGGCTGTAGTCTCGGCAGCAATGCCCTAAGTTCGCTGAGATCTCTCAATGACTATCGAAGCTATCGCCAGTGCTGTAAGGGCGCTCGGCAGCCAGACCAAACTGGCCAAAAAGCTCGGCTGCACACCTCAGAACGTTCAGCGCATGTGCTCTACCGGGCATGTCCCCGCCAAGCACGTGCTTCGCATTGAGGCTGAGTCAGGTGTTTCTCGGTGTCTGCTCCGACCTGACCTGTATCCAGACCCTGCCCCAACCTTGAACGAAAGGTTACCTGTCGACTGCCAATGCGAGCAGTCCCATGAATGTGCTGTTAATCCATCCAGTATTTCGAGGACTGCAGCATGAGCGCAGGTACCGCCCCGTTTTTGCTGTCTGGCTGACTTTCTCCAGGCAACAAAAAACCCGCTGCCAGGCGGGTTCTTTAACCGACCTCTGCCAGGAGGTCTTGCAACATCACCTTGTCTTAGGAGGATGCGCTATGTCGCACCCGGAAAATACCACCGCGCCATCATCAGCGCAACAGGTAACCCTTAACCAAATGGAGTTTGGCGACCCTCAGCTCTTAGGAACCCGACTTTTTTCCATCCAGGAAGGAGTCGATCTGCTCGATGGGCTTCGATACGCGGCCGATATAGGCGAAGGCGTCCATCAGCTGGCTAATCGTTTAGCAGCTTCTATCAATGAGGGCGACCTGGCCTATCTGGCTGAGGTGCGCGCGCTGGCGCTTCTCGCAGAGATCTCGTCAACGCTTGCCCGCGCCAGCCAGTATGCAATGCAGCGTGCGGGAGAGCGGCCATGAGCACCACTCCCATGACGCTTACCCATGAGTTCAATAATCAAGGACTGCATTCGGTATTCGAGGCTGTCGGCGGGATTCCAATCCATGAATCTCTCGACGCGGCGACTGATCGTCTGGAGGCGGTGCTTGCCGGGCTGCGCGACCTGATGACCGAGCCGTCCGTTTCCAATCAAGTCACCTTGATCTATTTCGCCGCTGATGCAGCGCTTGCGCTGTGCTACGCCGCCCACGCCGGCGTCGCGCCCGAGCAGGGAGGTGCCGCATGAGCTTGGATCAGATGGAAACCGTTGCCCAAGACGCGACGTTCCAGGTTCAGTGCGCCATGTGCCAGATCGACTGGCTGCGCAGTGTCCTGCACGTGCTCGAGGATCGACTGAAGACCGCCGGCGATCAGCATGGGTCGAATCTTGCCAACCTTGCGATCTACAACGCCGATGATTGGCACAACGCTCTGAACGGCGAGCGCGAGAGCCTGGAGAAGCGCATCGACTCGGCAGCCGCCGCGCCACAAAAAACCATCACTGCAAAACGTGGCGCGCCCTTGGTTGATGGTCCGTCCTCCGCCATTGGCGAGCGCCTTGTGCTGGCTCGAACTGAAGCCGGGCTCACTCAGGCCAAGTTGGCGAAGATGGTTGGAATGGAGCAAGCGTCAATCTCGATGCTCGAGACTGGCGAGACTCAGCGCACCACCTATCTCGCCGAACTAGCCCGAGCTTGTGGGGTGAGCGCGGACTGGCTGGCCTTCGGCCCGGAGGTGTCGGCATGAACCTGGTAATCATCAAGGACAGCGATGCCGTCACGCCGACCACTGCCATCGCTGCAGGGACCGAGAACGAGCACGCCAGCGTTATCGCTCTTGTGCGCAAGTATCACGACGATCTGTGCGAGTTCGGAAGGGTGCGATTCGAGGTAGACCCCTTCGAAACAGCAGGCGGTGTGCAGTCGCGTGAGATCGCTCTGCTGACCGAGCCCCAAGCCACGCTGCTACTCACCTACATGCGAAACACCGAGATCGTGCGGGCCTTCAAGAAAAAGTTGGTTCGGGAATTTTGGGAGCTGGTTCAGCAGCGCAGCCGCGCCAGCTCATCCATGCCCGAGAACTACATCGAGGCACTGGAACACCTGCTGGCTTCGAAGCGCTCCGAGCAGATGGCGCTTGAGCAGCGTGACCACGCAATCGCCACGAAGGCCGAGATCGGCAGCCGGCGGGAAGCCACGGCCATGGCCACCGCATCCGCCGCGGTCCGCAAGGTCATGCACCTGGAGAACGAGCTGGGCCGCGGCTGTGAGCACGCAACCGTCACGGCAGTAGAGAGAGCCGCCCACCGGAGCTTCGGCAGCCAGGGCTTTCGCCCGCTGAAGAACTGGTGCGACAGCCACGGTGTGGCCGCCCCGAAAGTCCAAGACCCGCGATTCGGCTGGGTTCGCTCCTGGCCCGCTGGCGCCTGGGCAGCCGTTTACCAAATTGACCTGGCCGAGCTGTTCGGCACTCCGGGAGAAACCGCATGAGCACCATCAAACTCGAAATTGCCGAAAAGATCGCAAGCATCGCGAACAAGCCCAACCTCTCTCGCAAAACGATGCTGATCCTTACTCAGCGAGTGGTGCGCAACGGTTTGGCCAAGCTGCAGCAGATTCGCGATGAACGCCGCGTCTTCCGTCGCGAGGCGGCAAAGCTCAAGGCGTACCCAGTGGCGCAGCACCAGGCAGACATCCTCCTGGCGAAATCCAAGAGCCATCGCGAAGATGACCACAAGACCACCAAGCAGGGTTTGATCGGTCTGGGTTACCACCTGATCAAGGACACCGACAACAGTTACGGCGCCATTGGCTTCGACTGCTTGTGCGACCTGCTAAGTATCAACCCGGTACATCGTCCAGCAATCCAGAACGACGAGCGAGGTCTTGCCGGGCTCATCTACGTCGCAAGACTGGAAAACAGTGCCAGCCCACAGTCCGAGGGTTGGGGTGAGGGAGGGCCACTCTTCGAGGCCTGCTTCATGGCCATGGTGGATTGGATCAAGACGGCCCCTGAAAGTGATCTGCCCAACCTGTTCGGGCCTGATTCACCGTTCGCTGGCGCTCAGAGCGTTCCAGTAAAGCCAGGGGAGACTCTGCAATGACCCCGACCACAACCCACGCCCAGGCGCTCCAGCAGCGCGCTGGTGCTTTGATTATTCCCAGCGGGTGGCCAAGCTGCGATTTGTTCAAGCTGTTCCCGGAGGCTGCTCGCTGGCAGTTCTACGAGTGGGCGAAACAGCAGCGAACGTTCCTTGAGCAGCATGGCTGGGTGTTCGAGGAGTCGTATGACCAGTACGTGCGCCGTGTTTGTGAGGAGTTGCAGCTGTGAGCATCCAATCCATGACCTGGGCGCTCGAGCAGCGCGTGGTCACCGATCCGACGTGTCGGCACGTGCTTCTGTGCCTGGCCAACTACGCCGACAAGAACGGGCGCGGGGCGTTTCCCTCAGCTTCAAGCTTGTCAGATGACACCGGTCTTTCCGAGCGAACCATCCGCTACAAGCTTGATGCCTTGGAGGCCGCTGGAGTTATCCGGCGAGGGAACCAGGCGATAGCTGCTGCCTACATTGATCGCTATGACCGACGCCCGGTCGTTTACGACATGGTCGAAAATCGGGGTGCACCAGCTGCACCCCGCGAGGATGAGGATGCCGAACGGGGTGCAAATGAAGACGGCACGGGGTGCAGCTCACAACAGAACGGGGTGCAAATGAAGACAGAACGGGGTGCACCAGCTGCACCCAATCCGTCATCTATCCGTCAGTTATCCGTCAATAAACCAAAGAAGCGTGCAGGCAAGCCTGCTGGTGAAAAGTCAGGCAAGTTCGATCCATTGCTTGCGAAGCCTGCGAACGTGTCGACAGACACATGGGCTGACTGGTGCCAACACCGCAAGGAGATCCGCAAGCCGCTAACTGCCACCAGCTGCAAGCAGCAGGCCGAAGATCTGGCCAACCATCCAAATCCAGACGCTGTGATCAAGTTGTCGATCGGCAAGGGCTGGACGGGACTGTTTCCTGATAGCGCCCTCGGATCCGTCGCCGGCACGAAAGGCGGCGCCAGCGCAGTCCTCCAAGTACCTGCCCACCACCAGGAGATGTACCCTGATGACTTCATCTAAATTCAGACCGAGCCCCGTCGAGCGGGCTGCTGGCATGACCAAGTGCGAGACGCCTGGGCACGGGCAGTACGAGGCGAAGGAGGTCGAGCAATTCGACGGTGGGTGGCAGCTTACTGGGTGCCCTCGCTGCCGCTGGGAGGCGTTGAATCTCCAGTGCGAAGCAAGCGTGCGAGACGCTGCGTACGCTGCCAAGGAGGGCGACGAGCTGAATCGTGATCTGTTCGCCACCGGCATCACGCCGCGCTTCCGTGGTTGCACGTTCGACAGCTTCATCACCAACGCCAACTCGGACAAAGTCCGCGCCCAGTCGATTTGCCGGCGCTATGCAGATGAGTTCGAAGGGCACTACCGGGCTGGCCGCGCACTGATGCTGCTGGGCGAGGTTGGGAACGGTAAAACTCACCTGGCCTGCGCCATCTTGCAGCACGTTGTTCGGGAGTATGGCGCCAAGGGCCTGATTGTCACTGCCGAGGCAATCATGCAGGCCGTGACGGACAGCTTCCGCAGCAACGTCGGGCCGTCGAAGTCAGACCTGCTGGCTGAGTTGGCCGCTGTCGACTTGCTGGTGATCGACGAGGTCGGCATGCACACGCCCCGCCCAGGAAAGGACTTCATGCCGAGCCTGCTGCACGAGGTGATCGACCGGCGCTACCAGCTTGTTCGCCCAACGGTCCTGATCAGCAACCAGGACCGTGAGCAGCTACCGGCCTACATCGGACCGCGAGCGATGGACCGCCTGCGCGAGAACGGCGGCCTACTGGCGCCCTTCACCTGGTCGTCGGCGCGCGTCGGAGGGGTAGCATGATCAGCCCAGATTACGCGGCTTGTACACGGGATGTGTCACGGTTGCACAGCCCTGAGTCAGAACACGCGCTGATCGGGGCCATGATCCACCAGCCAGCGCTCATTGACGACGTGAAGCTTGAGATCGGTGATTTCTACCAGTCCGACTGTGCCGAGCTGTTTGAGCTGCTGCTTGCGCTCAAGGCGAAGGGGCGGCAGATCGACGTGGTAACCCTGTCAGATGCCAGGCCGACCTTGGCAGACGGCCGTGGCACGCTGGCGGTGGCTGCTCACATCGCTCACAACACACCGAGCGCGGCAAACTTCGCGGAGTACGCCCGGATCGTGAAGCAGCGGTCGGTGGCCCGCCGGGTGATCGCCGCTGCGCACATCATGTCGGAGCGCCTGAAAGATGGCGACTCGCTGGACGAAGTGCTGGCGCAGGGGCAGCAGGCCTGGATCGCCCTTGAGGCGGAAGGTCTGGATGCCCGCAAGCGGTACCGCTTCGTGAAAGAGATCCTGCCCGAGGCAATCGACGGGATTGATCGCCGGTTCAACCGTGAAGTGGTGCTGGGCTTCGACACCGGCCTGCCATCGCTCGACAAGTTTATTCCCGGCATCTGCGCCGGGCACATGGTGGTTATTGCCGGCGCCCCAGGCAGCGGCAAAACCACCTTGGGCCTGGGCATCGCTGAGCGAGTGGCGCTGGTGGCCAAGTCCACGTCGCTGGTGTTCAGCCTTGAGATGACAGATGTGGAGCTGACAAACCGGTCGCTGGCCTCGGTGGGTAGCGTGCAGCTGAAGCACATCACCGAAGGTCATTCGATGGCCGACAACGATTGGCCAGGCCTGACGGCGGCTGTGAGCAAGCTCGATGGCGCGCCGCTGATCTTCTGCGATGACGCCTCGTTGACGATGCGCGATATCCGTCAGATCTGCCGCACGGTCAAGCGCGAGCACGGCCTTGGCTCTGTCACGCTGGACTACATCGGTCTGGTCAACGGCGAGAGCAAGTCGGCCAGTAGGTACGAGCAGGTCACCGACATCAGCAAATCGATCAAGCGGCTGGCCAAGGAGCTGGGAGTGCCCGTGATGGTGCTGGCGCAGTTGAACCGGGGCCCAAGCAACCGCGCCAACAAGCGCCCCACGAAGAGCGACCTTCGCGACTCAGGCCAGATCGAAGCCGACGCCGACGTGGTGGTGCTGGTCCACCGAGACAGCGAGTCCGAAGAGGGGCAATCGGGCGTCACCGAGCTGATCGTGGACAAAAACCGCCACGGCGAAACCGGCATCTGCCGTGTGCAGCACCAGGGCGCCTATCACAGGTTCGCCGAACTGGTCGGGTACCAGCCAAGCAACGAAGAAGTCGAAATGGGCAGGACATTTGCCGGCCGTCACCGCACCAAAGGAACCCAGTATGAAGCTATCTGATCTGTGGCCACGCGCTGGCGCTGGCAAATCTGCAACCCCAGTCGTCTCAGTAACCGTCACCAAACGTGCTGGCGCTGAGCAGCCCATTGCCAGTGGCAAGATCCCTGGGCCGGACACCGGCCCACGCGGGCCAATTGAGCTGCCCGCCACCCTGGCCCAGTGCGAGGTGCTTGAGGAGACGTTATGTCGTGACGCCATCCGCCTGGAGTGCCAGATCGGCCAGGCCAAGGGCAGGGCGGTATCCGAAGGCAAGTACGCCGATCCCGACTGGTACCACCGCGCCAAGGCGGCGCTGAAACACATCAACCGGGACCGTCAGCGGCTGATGGTCCACATGAAGGCCCTCCGGACCGAGGCCCGATTGAAGGATCAGCAGGTTGAGGATCGGCTGATTCTCGACGTGATCAAGGAAGCCCTGCCGGCTGAACAGTTCATGGGCTACGTGCGCATTGCAGCAGCCCGCAAGGCATCAGAGGTGCTGCGATGAACCCGCTCAAATTGATCGCCAGGATGCTTTCGCCCGTGCACGAACCCGCTGGATATCAACCAGTCATGCCGGATGACCTAACCATTCTTCCGCCGGGAGTTGAGGTGGTGGCCGTGGTCAAGCGCCATCCCGAGGCCGAGCGGATTGCTACATCGATCCGGGATTACCCAGGTGACTGGAGCTGGCGCATGAAGGGGTGCGAGCTCGAGCACACACCTACCGGCTTTGTCATGTGGGTGGCGAACGAGGATTACGGCCTGGCAGAGGTATCTAGCGGCCACAGAACGAAGTTCAAGCCCGAGGAGCAGGCGATTATCTGGCCTGCCGTGGATGCCTGGCTGGCAGCGCACAAGGTCGGCTTCACGGGCCGTCTGCCCAAGGTGAAGATCTGGCGCTACGCCGGGAGTTGGCGCTGCATGTCCCAGCAGCACCCGTGGGCTGGCGCTGGTGATACCCCGGAAGCCGCTTATCGGTCCTGGGCCAGGGCTGTATCGGTGGAGGCGCGCACCGACCAGCGCCCTGGTGAAATTCTGCACGTATGGAGTGCCACACGATGAGCAAAGTAGTTGCGGCACTGCCGCGCAAAAGCCTTGAGAGCCACGAACGCCTGTTCTTGAAGATCGCAGGCCAGGGCCTGGCCGAAGAGAAAGTAGGGGGCGCCCATGCAATGGCAGCGCTGCTGGATATCGTCGCCAGCTGGCACGCCACGCGGGTGGACATTAAGTTTGAGGATTACTGCCGGCGCTGGGTGGCTGAGGGGAACGCAAAGCACAAGAGCGCCGACAAGCTGCTGCGGAACCTGCTAGGCATGGACGACAACCCGCCACCACGACGCATCCGGAGGGCTGCATGACGGTTTATCGAGACGCCGAACATGGCGTAGTCCGGGCTATGACGCTCGACGCAATATCGCTGCACAAGGGCCAGGCCTGGCAGGGCAAGTATCAACCTCCGGGTTCACAGCCAGGGAAAAGCGACAACCCGTGTCCCTTGGATCGATTCGACCAGCTGACACAGGACGCGATGACCCGCTCATTGCTGCACAGGGTGCTTTCGCCTCTGCACTGGAACATGCTCGAGGCCTTCTACAAGGTCGACAGCAGCAAGTCCTTGCAGCAGGAGAGGGCGCTTGCCATCCAGTATGTGGCCAGGTCGGCACCCGGCAAGGCGCACTGGCTGTTCCGGCAAAAGTGCGTCACAGCCTGGGCGGTTACAAACTTGCCCGACGGATTCATGTTGCTTCACACCTGGGACAATCTCGATTCTCCCACGCCTGAGAAAACCCTGTACCGGTGGAGGTCAGATATCAGGCGCTGGCTCAAGCTGGAGCTGGACCGAGCGTTTGCTTCAGCGGCGGTTGTTCTCGGCGAAGCGGGGCTCCTTGCAGAAGCCGCTTGACAGGGTGAGAAAATGAGAATCTAATTCACCACATTGCGGTTCTGCGTCTTCTGGATGAGAACCCCCAAAGCCCTGGCCATCACAGCCGGGGCTTTTTGCGTTTTAGGGATGGCCTGGGCGGTTCCAATCTCTTGACTTTCTGCTATTTTTCAGGATCCGACCTACAAGGACAGGTATCTGCCGATGCAACGCGACTGGAAATATGTGAGGTTCGTTCTGGAAAAAGTGGCAGAGAGCCCAAGGCCCTTCAGCACCCTTAACCTCTCCGACCTGATAGCCCTTGCGAACCAGGAGTTCGGTGACATCGAGCAGACCGGCTTCCAGATCCAAGCAACCGTGCTGCAGCTGTGGTACGCCGAGCACCTAGAGTTGGTTGAAGCGGCACTTAGTCCTGAGGGCCTCAGGAAAGGTGTTCTCAAGCGTCTCACATGGTCTGGGTACGACCTTCTTGAAGCTAGACGGAATCTGGACTCAGGATGGAGCGGGTCCTGAGATAGTCGCCTACTGAAACCCTAAAGCCCCGGAATTCCCCCGGGGCTTATCTTTTCTACCGCCCCAGCTTTTCCATTGCTGCATCGGCCAGGAACGATGACCGGCTCTTCACGTTGTGATCGCGCACGTACCGGTCGATCTGCTGGATCACGAAGCCGGGCAGGGTGACGTTGACCTTCTCGGTCTTGCCCAGGTACGGCGTAATGTCGATCTCAAGCATGCCCCAGCCCATATCGGCGAAGTCCGGGTTGTTCCGGTGCGCCGCCGCGCTGGTCGGCATTGGGATGGCCTGGCCGTTGCCCGCGATCTCCTCGAGCATGATGTGGGCGACCTCCACCGCAGCGGCATAGGCCTCTTCGAAGGTGTCGCCAGCAGTCACGGCGCCAGGAATGTCGGGGATCTGAATGCCGATGGCGGTGTTGTCGTCGCCCCATTCGATGCAGATTGGATATTTCATGGTTGTCTCCTCGGGGTGCAAAGGGTGAAGCCGGGTTATTTCAACCCGGCTCGTTCCTTGATGCTCTTTACCGTGCCGATCGGTAGGTCTTTCTTGGGGTGGGGCACTGGTATCGAGTTAGGGTTGTTGGGGTGTTTGAAGATGTGGTGGCTTCCGGTGACACGTTTGAGAACCCACCCAGCGGCTTCAAGCTCCTTGATCAACTGCCTACTTTGCACCTCCGTCTCCTTGTGTGGTTGATGTGGTAATTATACCTCTAGGCGTATAAATAGCAAAGAGAAAGATGCGCCTAGAGATATGAATATTTCATCGTTTGTCTCACCTGGTTAGCTCAGTCGGTTAGAGCGCGCGGCCTGCTGTTTTTACAGCGTCACACGTGCTGCGAGGTCGCAGGTTCAACTCCTGCCCCAGGTATCAATTCACAGCCTCGGCACCGGCCGGGGCTTTTTCATTTCTGGAGCATAGTGATGACCAGTCCAGTAGATGCCGCGCTATCTGCGCTTCAATCCACCGTGGACGCCCTCCGCGCCGAACTGAGTTCCCCGCAGGCGCGCAAGTACAAAGTGGCTTCACAGACGGTGATCACTGCGGATCGCTTCGAGCTAAGGGGCGCAGACGGCAAGGTCTACGCTGCCGGCCTCGGTATGGGCGTGTCCAGCCCCTTCGAAACGGCGTTGAGCCAGGGCATGGATGCCGCGCTCGAGTATCTGGCTGCGCAGATTGCCGAAACCAAGTTGGTCATCACCGCCGCAAAGGGATGCGCTGAAGCGGCCGACGCCGCGCTGCATGACCGCATTGAGCGGGTGGTAGGTGAATGCCTGCGCCGCGAACTGCGCCCAGGTGGCATGTTGCATCGCGGCTGAAGCTGCGTACCCGCTCTGCGGGTTTCTTTTTTTCAGGAGCACCCCTATGGCCGAACCGAGTACCGGCGCCCTTGCAGTGACCGGCGTACTTGCCAGTGTCGGCCTGGGTGCTGCATTCCCGCAGTTGGATCTGGCCACACTGGTCGGCTCTTTCGGTGGGGCTTTCTTCTACGTCGTCTTCGCGAAGGACATGAGCACCTGGCGCCGGATCGGCTACCTGCTGACTGGCTGGATTGGTGGCTACTTCGGTGCTGCCGAAATGATGGGCTGGGCTTGGACGAAGACAGCCGGGTTCAGCGCCTTCGTGTGTGGCGCTCTATGCGTGATCACGTTCTCTGGCCTCATCGAGTGGATGCAGACCGGCCAGCCGCCGCGGTGGTGGGCCTGGTTCTTCCGCCTCCTGGCCAGGAAGGAGGGTTGAATGGCTGCCGTAATCCAGGCCGCGCTGTGCGCCGTCATTTTCGTAATGATCGGGCTGCGCTACCGGCCGTATCCCGATGCCCGCTACAAGGTGGGTGTGTCCCTCATGGCCTGGGCCGCATGCGCGGTTACCGGCATGCAGTGCGTGAGCCTCATCGGGCGCATGGTGCTGCATGACGAGTTCGCCGACGTGTCCTGGTTCAACACTGCGTTCTACCTGCTGGCCGCCATGCTGGTGTGCCGGGCAAAAGGCAACGTGGCCAAGATCGTTCGGGTTGAATGATCCGCGCCACAAAATAGACAAGTGCCGTTTCGTGGCGCGGAGACACAGATGAACCGACAGCAGATCGCGACCGCGAGCAGCCTCTTCTTTACCCGCGACCAAGTGCAGCGCCGGCTTGACACGGTCCTGAGCGGCAAGGGTGTGTCACTGGCCATCACTGGCGACTACCAAGACGAGGCTGTTCTGCACTCGGTCAGCGATTCTCTGGCAGACCACTTCAGGGCTGAGCTGGCAGCGATTGATGACCAGCTCAAGCTGCTGGGTTGGAACGGCGAATAGCGTAGGTGATTGACGATGGCCAGAACGCGAGCGCCCTACACACCCTGCAAGCTCTACGTGGACGGCGCCGAGGGCATCGCAATCGGTGACTTCATCACCACGGCTGCAGGTTCTGCCTACCTGGTGCAGACGCTTCGAGTGAGCCGCACACGGCCCGAGCGCAAGCACATGGACTGCCTGCGCTGGCCAATCGCAGAGGTGCCGCCTGATGCGCGGTGCTACCAGCTGACCCGGTACAAGAGATAAGGAGAAGTCGCGATGGCCAGAATCTACGCCACCGTCACGTGCCGCCATCGCTGGTGGCTGAAGTACTACCTGGCTGGTGTCGTGCTCATGTGCCACCTGAGTGGGCGAGATCCCCACCCCGGTCGAGTGATGCGGTGGATCGAGCGCGGCATAGTGATAGAGGTGCGCTGATGGCCAACAACTCGCCCTGGCGTCACTTGTACAACACCAAGCGTTGGTACCGCCTGCGCTGGAAGCAACTGCAGGCAGAGCCGCTATGCCGGCTTTGCACAGCGCTGGGCAAGGTGGTGGCTGCTGCCATCGTGGACCACGTGAAGCCTCACAAGGGTGACGAAAAGCTGTTCTTCGACTCGACCAACCTCCAGTCGCTGTGCAAGCACTGTCACGACTCGGTGAAGCAGCGACAGGAGAAGAGCGGGCACTTGGTAGGGCACGACCTGAGCGGCATGCCCCTCGACCCGGCGCATCACTGGAACCTCTGAGACGGCCGCCGCGACGGCTTGAAGCACGTCAGAGGCCCCGTTTAGCACGCCAGTTCCCCTGGGGGAGGGTAAAAAGTAGCGGTTCTCATCTAGCAAGACCGCCCTCGACCCTCTTTCTTCATAAACCCGTAGAATTTTTGGAAAAATTATGGCCACTCGCGGCAGGAAATCAGTTGCCTCGATGACGGTCGCCTCAACGGTCGGGGTCGACAATCGGTTGGCACCGCCCCGCAACCTGACCCCTGCACAGAAGGCTGAATGGGTGCAGGTCGTTAATGCCAGGCCGGCCGACTGGTTCGGGCCGGAACATGCAGCAATGCTCGCCCAATATTGCCGGCACAAGGTCCAGGCCGACTTGATCGCGCAGCAGCTCGAGGACTTCCAGCCGGAGTGGTTGCTGGAGGACGAAGGGCTCAAGCGTTTCGACAAGTTGGGCGGCATGCTCGAGCGTGAAACCCGCGCCATGAATGCGCTGCTGCGGTCCATGCGCCTGACCCAGCAAAGCCTGCTGCGGGCAGACAAGGCGGTACCCGCGGGCGGTAAGGGGCGCAAGCCATGGCAGCAAAACGACGACTGACGCGAGGCGAACGCAACGCGCAGTGGATCGAGGACTACTGCCGAATTCCAGAAGGCCGGCTGGTTGGCCAGCGGGTCAAGCTCACGAAGCACCAGCGCAAATGGCTGAAGCGGATTTACGACACGCCGACCCGGACATTCATCCTGTCCATGGCACGGAAGAACGCCAAGACCGCGCTGTCTGCGTTCATCCTGCTGTTGCATCTGTGCGGTCCGGAGGCCAGACCCAATTCGCAGCTATACAGCGCGGCTCAGTCCCGTGACCAGGCCGCGATTCTGTTCGAGCTGGCCGCCAAGGTGGTTCGGATGAGCCCGGATCTCTCCGAGTTCGTGAACATCCGCGACACCGCCAAGGAGCTGCTCTGCGGCGAACTCGGCACTTTTTACAAGGCCTTGAGCGCAGACGCCGCGACCAAGTTCGGCTTGAGCCCGGCGCTGGTGATCCACGACGAACTCGGGCAGGTAGTCGGTCCACGCTCCCAGCTTTACGAAGCGCTTGAGACAGCCAGTGCTGCCCAGGAGCAGCCGCTGTCGATCATCATCAGCACGCAGGCCCCGACCGATGCCGACCTGTTAAGCCTGCTGATCGACGATGCCCTGACAGGCGCCGATCCTAGAAACAAGGTCGAGCTGTGCACGGCGCCGATGGACATGGACCCGTTCAGCGAGGAAGCCATTCGTGCGGCCAACCCGCACTTTGATGACTTCATGAACAAGGACGAGGTGTTCCGCCAGGCGTCGGATGCTAAACGACTGCCGAGCCGCGAGCCTGCATACCGAAACCTGATCCTCAACCAGCGCGTAGAAGCCCGCAGCCCCTTCATTCCTCGGGCAATTTGGATGGAGAACGGCGCGGAGCCGGATAGCTTGGAGGGCCAGCGTGTTTACGGAGGCCTCGACCTGTCCAGCGTGAGCGACCTCACCGCCCTAGTGTTGGTTGGCGAGCAAGGAGACGTTGACCCAACGTTCTGGCTTCCAGAAGAGGGCCTGGCCGAGAAGTCTCGAAACGACCGCGTGCCGTATGACAAGTGGGAGCGCGACGGCTTCCTCCAGACCACACCGGGGCGGGCGATCGAGTACGAGTTTGTGGCTCATTACCTGCGTGACGTGTTCAACCGGTACGACGTGCAGGTGCTGAATTTCGACCGGTACAACATGCGCTTTTTGAAGCCCTGGCTCGAGCGTGTGGGCTTCACCGAGAACGAGCTCAAGCGCTTCAAGGAGTTCGGTCAAGGCTTCGTGAGCATGTCGCCGGCGCTTCGCGAGCTTGAATCTCGATTGCTCGCCAAGAAGTTGAGGCACGGGATGCATCCAGTGCTTTCGATGTGTGCTGCGAACGCGGTCGCCGTCAGCGATCCGGCAGGTGGTCGCAAGTTCACCAAAGCCAAGGCCAGCGGCCGTATCGACGGCATGGTGGCGCTGGCGATGGCTGTAGCAGCATCCAGTGAGCCCGAAGAAACCCGAACAAACCTCGACGCATTCCTTAGACGACCGATGAGCATGTGATGGCAGACACCGACTACAGCATTGACCTGCGCACTCGCAGCCCGTTTTGGGCGCGCATGGCGAGCTTCTTCGTCGGCGGCCGACTGGTTTCGCCGGACAAGGGCTCGCAGACAGGCCCCGTATCAGCGCAGGGGGTCGTGGGTGAGTCCGTAATCAGCGATGAGCGCGCGCTGCAAATCGCCACTGTCTTCGCCTGCGTGAGGCTGATATCAACCGTTTCTGCAGGCTTACCCCTAGATGTGTTTGAAACCAAAGGCGATGACCGGCTTAAGGTGGGGATGAACAACCCTCTGGCCCGACTTCTGCGCTTCAGCCCTAACCAGTTCATGACGGCGGTCGAGTTCCGCGAAGCCATGACGATGCAGCTGTGTTTCTACGGCAATGCCTACGCACTCATTGAGCGCAACAGTGTTGGCGACGTGATCAGCTTGATGCCGTTGTTGTCGGTCAACATGGATGTGCGGCTGGAGAACAAGCGAGTCGTTTACCGGTACCGCCGCGACAATGAGTGTGCGAATTTCAAAGCGTCGGAGATTTTCCACCTCAAAGGCTTTGGCTTTAACGGACTGGTCGGGCTGTCACCTATAGCATTTGCAGCCAAGACCACCGGTGTGGCCGTGGCGATGGAAGACCAGCAGCGGGACTTCTACGCCAATGGCGCAAAATCGCCACAGATCCTCTCCACTGGTGATCAGACGCTCAGCGATGCGCAGCGGGATCAGATCGAGGAGAACTTCAAGGAGATCTCTGGCGGTCCGGTGAGAAAGCGCCTGTGGGTGCTCGAAGCAGGATTCACCACGCAACCGATCGGCGTGAGCGCCCAGGACGCGGAAACGATGGCCGCTCGCAAGTTCCAGGTGAGCGAGCTGGCGAGGTTCTTCGGCGTACCGCCGCACCTGGTGGGTGATGTTGAGAAGTCCACCAGCTGGGGCACGGGCATCGAGCAGCAGAACCTCGGATTCTTGCAGTACACCTTGTCCCCGTACCTCAACCGCTGGGAGTACGCCATCGAGCGATGGCTGCTCAAGCCTGGCGACGTGGGTCGGTACCACGCCGAGCACAACATTGACGGCCTGCTGCGCGGTGACTCGGCCGCACGCGCTGCCTTCATGGGCACGCTGGCGGACAAGGGCCTTCGCACCATCAACGAGCTGAGACGGCTGGACAACATGCCGCCGCTGCCTGGCGGGGATGTTGCGACCCGGCAATCGCAGAACGTGCCAATCACCCAACTCGGTAATCCAGACCCCGCATCCAGCGGGGTTTGATCTTTCTGGAGGCAGCAAATGCCAAGCGTTTGCAAAACCCTGGCCTTCGATCAGGCCGCAATCAAGTTTGCCAACGGCGGCGCCCAGGGCGTTTTCGAGGGCTATGCCAGTGTGTTCGGCGTGGTCGACGGCGATGGAGACATCATCGAGCCCGGTGCGTTTGCTCAGGCTCTCAAGAGCCAATCTCGCGCCGTGGCCATGTTCTTCAACCACCGACGCAATGAGATCCCGGTGGGCAAATGGCTCGACCTCGCCGAGGACAGCACGGGCTTGCATGTTCGCGGCGAGCTCACGCCAGGCAATCCCCAGTCGGAGGCGCTCAAGGCCGCGATGATTCATGGGACGGTCGGCGGTATGTCCGTGGGTTTCAGCGCGGCCAAGCAAGACGTTACCTCGATTGCCACGGGCTATTCGTTCCGGAACGTGACACGCCTGACAGAGATCAGCGTTTGCACCTTCCCGGCCAACGAATCGGCCACCGTTTCCACGCTGAAAAGCATGGACACCATCGAAAGCATCCGTGATGCGGAGAACTGGCTGAGAGATTCAGCCGGCCTTTCCAAGTCCGAAGCGCAGGCGTTCATCGCCCGCATTAAGTCCGCAGTTCGGAGCGAGTCCGAAGGCGGCGACGACATCGCCGCGCTCTTGGAGCGCATCAACACCTTCCCCAAACTCTGAACCGAGGATTACCCCATGTCCGAACTGGCCCAAGTCCAGAAGGCGATCGAAACCGCACAGACTCGCATGACCGAGCTGTTCGATGCCCAGAAGAAAGAAATCGAGGAGAACGGCACCGTCAGCAAGAAGCTGCAGGCTGACCTGACCACTGTTCAGGAAGAACTGAAAACCGCTGGCACCCGCCTGTTCGACATTGAGCAGAAGCTGGCTGGCGGCAATCCTGACGACCCATCCACCAAGAAAAGCTTCGCGGCCCAGACCGCCGAAGATCTGCAGAAGTCCTGGGATGGCAAATCGTCCGGCAAGGTAGACGTTAAGAGCTTCGACAAGCAGCTCGGCAGCGGCGCGGCATCGGCCGGCGCACTCATCCAGCCCCAGGTAAACCCTGGCATTCTGATGCCCGGCCTGCGCCGGCTGACCATCCGTGACCTGCTGGCCCAGGGGCGTGTCAGCTCCAACTCGCTCGAATACGTGCGCGAAAATGTCTTCGTCAACAGCGCTGCACCGGTCGCCGAAGGCAATCTCAAGCCTGAGTCGAACCTGACCTTCACCAAGGAAACGGCGACCGTCAAAACCATCGCCCACTGGATCCAGGCATCGCGCCAGGTCATGGACGATGCGCCGATGCTCGAATCCTACGTCAACAACCGACTGTTGTTCGGCCTGGCGCTGGCCGAGGAAGGCCAGATGCTCAACGGCGACGGCACCGGTGACAACCTGCTGGGCCTGAACAAGGTGGCCACTGCCTACGATGGCAGCCTGACCGCTACTGGTGACACCCGCGCGGACATGATTGCCCACGCGATCTTCCAGACCAGCGAGTCGGAGTTCGAAGCGTCTGGCATCATCCTCAACCCCCGCGACTGGCACGCCATCGCGCTGCTGAAAGACGCCGATGGCCGCTACATCTTTGGCGGTCCGGCTGCCTTCGCTGCCAAGGTCATGTGGGGCCTGCCAGTGGTAGCAACCAAGGCCCAGGCCCAGGGTACTTTCACCGTCGGCGGCTTCGACCTCGCTTCGCAGGTTTGGGATCGCATGGACGCCACCGTCGAGGTCAGCCGCGAAGACCGCGACAACTTCGTCAAGAACATGCTGACGATCCTGTGTGAAGAGCGACTGGCGCTGGCTCACTACCGCCCGACCGCGATCATCAAAGGCTCGTTCGCCGATCTCAACCCATAACCGACACTGAGGCCGGGGCAGGCAACTGCCTCGGGTTGCCGATGATCAAGATTCGTGCATTGCGGCAGTTTTCCCACTACCACGCTGGCAACTTCGATCAGCATGAGGAGCGCCAGGTCGAGGAGTCGGCAGCTGAGGCTCTGGTGGGCATGGAGCTCGCCGAATATGTGGACGGTGCACCACACAAGGATGAAGACGCCTCAGCCAAGCCGGTCCGGAAAAAATGAGTATCGCCGCTCTTGAGCTGGTGCCGCTCGAAACGATCAAGCTGCATTTGCGGGTGGACGACGACACCGAGGACGCTCTGATCACGCTGTACGCGGAGTCTGCACTGGCCTGGGCATTGTGGTACTGCGACAACCCAGACTTGGTGGGATTCGACAGCTTTCCCGCCAGTTTCAGAGCGGCGCTGCTGCTGTTAATCGGCCACTCCTACGCGAATCGCGAAGCTGTGGTTACCGGCACCATCGCGAATGCCTTGCCAATGGCCGTGCAGTCATTGCTCTGGTCATCGCGATGCTTTCGGCGCCGGGATAGGGAGACAGAGCCATGAAGGCAGGCCCCTTGCGTCACCGCTGCATCCTGGCCAAGCCTGAGCGGGTGCAGAACTCCACTGGTGGCTTCGAACAAGGCTGGCCGCTACTGGCCGAGGTGTGGGCTGAAGTCACCATGCCCACTGGCCGGGTCAGCCCGGTTGCCGAACAGCTCCAGGCCACGGTAACTGCTGAGATCCGCATCCGACCGCGAAGTGACGTGGCCGCCGGCTGGCGGATCACCGAAAAGCGCACCGGCATCACCTACAAGGTCGAGGCCACGCTACTCAACAACGAACGGGACATGCTGCGGCTGTTGTGCTCCAGCGTCCCTAACCCATGAGGTGAACCATGAAAATTCAAGCACTCGGGCCACTGACCGGCGCCTCCGGTGAGCGGGAGAAGGGCGAGGTCTTCGTCGTTGAAAAGGCTTATGGCGAAGGTCTGATCGCCCGCGGCTATGCCGTGGAAATCAAGGACGAGCCAGCCAGCTCCGAAAAGCCCGCGAAGGCTGCCCAGGCCAAGGAGTAGGTCATGGCCCGCCGCTCGAAGATGCGCGGCGATATTCGCCTGCGGCGCACGCTGCGCAACATTCACAAGACGATGGACAACGAGCTGGCGCCGGCCATGCGCAAGTCGGCTGAGCGCATCCTGGCTACCCAGCAGCAACTCATGCCCAAGGACACAGGCGCCGCTGCGGCCGCGCTGAAGATCTACGTCGCTCCCAGCGGCCTGGATGCGCAGATCGGCATACGCGGCAAGCGCGACAACCGAAAGTTCTTCTACCTGCGCTTCATCGAGTACGGCACCAAGGGCTACATGGGCGGCAAGCGGGCTGGCAACAGAAACCGGCGCGCTACCAACAAGAGCGACGGCATGCACTTCTTCGGCAAGTATCCGGACATTCCGGCGCGGCCTGCACACCCGTGGCTTCGGCCCTCCATCGACGTGAACCGCGAGTATGTGATGGCCGACATCAACGAAGCAGTGCGGCGCACGCTGCGCAAGGCAAGCCAGGGGGTGGGCAATGGCTGATCCCTCGGTAGCGTTGCAGGAGGCGGTATTTGCGAGGCTTACGGCTGAGGTCAGCTGCCCGATCTACGACGGCGCGCCAATGAATGCCGACATGCCCTATGTGTCGATTGACCGCGAGGTGTCGCTCAACGTCAGTCCGATCTCCGGGCGCAGGCGCGAGCAGCGCCTGCTGTACCTGTCGGTCTGGTCAGATGCCATGGGCCAGGCCGAGGTGAAAGGGATCAACGCTGAGGTTATCGCCGCCCTGGACGAGCGGCCCCTGCCGCTGTCGGTAGGGCGCGCCGTGTCGGTGCGCGTTATCCAGTCCGACGCCCAGCGCGATGCTGACGGCGTCACCTATCAGGGATCGATCACCGTCCGCGTGATCACCACCCACTGATTCAACCACCGGCCGCCCAGCGGCTTTATCCAATGTGCCTTTGGAGGAACACCCATGGCCGATGACAACCTGAACACAGCCGCCGGCTGCCGCTTTTTCATTGGCGGCAAAACCGGCGCTGATACGCAAACTGAATATGAAGCCGACACCTATGTAGAGGTCGGTGAGATCGAAGACCTGGGCGAATTCGGCGATACCTTCAGCAGCGTGAACTTCACGTCGCTCAAGGATGGCCGCGTGCGCAAATATAAGGGCACCGCTGACGCTGGCGACCTGACCCTTACCGTAGGGCTCGACAACGGCGATGCGGGCCAGAATGCGGTCAAGACTGCGCACAAGGACCGTAGCAAGGGCGACTACAACATCAAGATGACGCTGAATGACGGAGACCCGACAGCTACCCCGGTGATCGCGCCGACCACCTTCTACATGCGCGGAAAGGTGATGAACAACACCGTCGCGCCAGGCGCGGCTGACAACGTTGTGCGCCGCAACATCACTATCGGCATCAACTCCGATATCTTGGAGCTGCTGCCAGCCTCCGCGTAAACGCCCGGGGCTTGGCCCCGGCTTCCAAGGACAATGAGTTATGAACAAGACCCTTCACGGGACTGTGACCGTAAAATTGGGCGATGAGGAGTTTGTCCTCCTGCCAACGTTGAAAGCGGTTCGAGCCATTGAAAGCCGGTTTGGTGGCCTGCGTGGGGCTTCTCAGACCATCACGGCTTTGAGTATTGATGGCTGCGCGATTATCCTGGCCGCGGGCGCCGGGCTGGAAGGAAAGGATGCCGATGCCATCCCCGAGAAAGTGTGGCAAGCCGGTGTGCTGGGCGTCGCGAGCGAGCTCAACACGTACCTGATCGCTCTTTACAACCCGCGCGGCGGTGATCCGGGAAAGGAGGCAGCCGGGGGGGCGTAAGTGTTGTCGAGGATGGCAGCTACGTTGACCGGCTTTACTCTATTGCCACCGGCTGGCTTGGATGGGCGCCTGATCTTGCCTGGCGGACACCCCTGCCCGAGTTGTTCATGGCATTGGACGCTCGGCTTGAGTGGACACAGATGAATAACCCGTTCGGCAAGGCGAAAGCGCAGTCAGGAAAGGGCAAGTCGAGTGCTTCGAATGTGGCCGAAAAGCTGCGCCAGGCGCTGACCGGTAGGTCAGGCAACTGAGCATGGGGCTGTGGTAAATTCACGCGCCCACCAAGGAGATTGCCCCATGAAGAAATTTGTCACGCTGCTGGCAGCCTGTGTATTGGCTGCCTGCACCACCTACGGAAAGCCAGTGACACAGGCGCAGTTGGACCAGATCAAGCAGGGTGTCACCACCAAGGAAGAGCTGCTTAGCAGTTTCGGTAAGCCGCTTGCATCAACCAGGAACTCAGACGGTACTCAGATCCTGTCGTGGGGATACGCCAAGGTAGGGTTTGCTGGTTCGAGCTACGCGAACCAGGGGCTTAGCGTTGTCTTAGATGCTGACGGGAAGGTAGTCAGCTACACCACAACCGAGATGTCCAACCCGTACAGATAGAACAAGTGGATTAATAATCAACCCGGCCAAGCGCCGGGTTTTTGCATTTTGGAGAGCTTATGGCGGACCAGCAAATTCAGGGCATGTTGGTCCAGATCGAGGCGACTACTGCTCAGCTGCGCCGCGAGCTGGCCACCGCTGATCAACTGGTGGCGCGGTCGTCGCAGGGCATCGACCGCAACCTGGCTCAAGTGGACTCCGCATTTGATCGTGCTGGCAAATCTGCCCAGCAGGCTGGCTTGCTTATCCGCGGTGCTTTTGCTGCTGTCGCCGGCGCTGGCTTGGTTGGCGGCATCATCAAGCAGGTCGATGCTTACGGGCAGATGTCCGACCGCATGCAAGCTGCCGCCGGGAGCGGCGCCGAATATCAGCTGGTGCAGGAGCACCTGCTGCAGACCGCGAATGAAACCTATCGCCCGCTGGCCGAGGCTCAGGAGCTCTACATTCGCACTGCCGGGGTGATGCGCAACCTTGGATACGACACCCAAAAAACTCTGGACATAACCGATAGCTTCAGCTTCCTGCTGGTGACCAACGCTGCGTCCGCAGACAAAGCCGGTTCCGCTCTCGATGCCTATTCCAAAGCGCTGCAAACCGGCAAAGTAGAGGCTGACGGCTGGGTTTCCATCCAGACCGCAATGCCCACGATTGTCGATGCGATAGCTACCGGTACCGGCAAAAGCGCCGATCAGATCCGCAAATTGGGCGTGGAAGGCAAACTTGCGCTGGACGATCTCAATAATGGGCTGCTGAACACTGTCGAAACGAATCGCCAGGCAGCAGCTGAGATGTCGACCAGCGTGCAGGATGCGCTGACCAATATTGGCAACGCCATCAGCACTTTTCTTGGAAACATGGAAGAGAGCACCGGTGTAGTCGGCGGGCTGTCCCAAGTTCTTCTGGTGCTTGGCGACAATGTCGAATTGGTCGCTGCGGCGATGGGCGTGGCAGGGGTCGCAGCGCTTACCAATTATGTGGCTAAATCGGGCTTGGCTCTGAAGGCGGCTCTGGCTCAGTACCGCGCAGAAGTCCAAAACGCTCAGGCTGCTCTGCGTGCAGCTGAAGCGCAGCGCCTGTATGCCCAGGCACAGCTACAGCAGGCCCAAGCCACAATCGCGGCAACCAGTGGATTACAGCGTCTTTCGCTCGTTCAGAGCGAGCTGATCCCCAAGCAGGCGGCGCTAAAGGCCTCGACCGACGCGCTGGCCATTGCCCAGGCCAACCTTACCCGTGCTGCCACTGGCGGCCTGCTTGCGGCAATGGGCGGGCCAATGGGCATCGCAATGCTCGCCGGTACAGCAGCAGCCAGCTTCCTACTTCTGCGCGATAACTCTGATTCGCTGGAAAAGAAGCTTGGCGACCTAAACGATCCGCTGGACAAGTTGGTAGAGCGGTTCGGTAAGCTCAACAAGGCCACCCAGGCGGTGGCTCTGCGGGAGCTGAAAGGCACTCTCGAGGACACAGCCAGCGAGTTGAGTCAGGTGGCTGGATCCATTGCCGACCGTTTCGAAAACAGTCTCCGGGAAGTCGGCGCCGCTGGCGTTGATGGCTTCGTGGGCAGCCTAGTTCCATTGCCCGCCGAAGCGCAGAAGGCGCTGGATCTGGTTCGGGAAGCGGCCAATCAGGCGGCTACCGGTGCAGTGGTGGATTGGAAGGCTGTCGCAGATCAGGTGCGCGGCATTCCCGCCGTCACCGAGGCCATGGCACAGGCCATCGAAACAGGTCAAATCAAGGCCTCCGAGCTCAGCGCACAGTTACAGAACTTACGCGCAAAGCTCGGGGAGCTGACGGAGGAAACCGACCGAAACACGGCTTCGACCCAGGCTAATACCGCCGCGAAGATCGGCATGAGCACTGCCGGGCAGACCTACCTCGACACTCTGCAAAAGCAGTTGGGCGGCCTGCAAGATAATAACGACGCGATCAAGATAGCCAATCGCTACATTGCCGAGCATGCCGACCTCACAGACACCGACCGCAGCGCGATCCTCTCAGCGGCAACCGCTATTGAATCGCAGAAGAGAGTCAACGATGCGGCGAACAAGGCCAAGCGAAAAGGCGAGTCTGAGAGCGAAAAGGCTACCAAGAAGCAACTCAAGGACTTCGAATCGACCGAGGAGGGTTTCCAGCGTCAGATCCAGCTGATCAACACCACGGGCGACAAGCAGAAAGACGCGACCGAGGTGGCAAAGCTATCGTTCGAGTTGCAAGAGGGGAAGCTTGGGAACCTATCCAAGGCTCAGCAAAAGCGCCTGTTGGAATTGGCAGCCGAGCTCGATGGGCTCAACAAGATCAAGAAAGCAAACGAGGACGCGCTTAAGCTGAGCGCTTTCAAAGCTGCACAGGCCTCCGGTACACAAACAGCGGTCAACGGCTATACGCAGGAACTGGCCGGGATCGGCATGGGAGACAAAGCCCGAGACCGGATGCGTGCCGACCTGGCTGTGCGACAAAAGTATGTCGAGGATCTCAAATCCCTCAATGAGCAACGCAACACGGGCCAGATCAGCGCAGAGCTTTACGCCAGCCAGACGGGGGTTCTTCAGGAAGAGCTAAATAAGCAGTTATTCGCCCAGCAGATGTACTACGAGAGGGTAGACGAGCTTCAAGCAAATTGGGTCTTGGGCGCGCAGGAGGCATGGCAGAACTACGCCGATGCAGCGACAAATTATTCAGCTATCGCAGCTGATGCCACCAGCTCGACTCTCGGAAGCGCCCGGAGTGAGATGGGCGCGTTTTTCTCTGACATGGCTACTGGGTCAAAAGATGCCGGCGACGCCATGACTGACATGATAACTGGCTTCGGCAAGTCCGTTATTTCGACCCTGGCCGATATGGGTGCTCAGTGGCTGATCTACCAGGGAGTACAGCTGGTAGTAGGCAAAACAACCCAAGCAAGCGCAAGTCTTGCTCTAGTCGCAAACGCTCAAGCAACAGCATTCCAGGCCAGCCTCGCTGCTTTCGCGTCTACCGCTGCCATTCCTATCGTGGGTCCGGCGCTGGCACCTGGCGCCGCTGCAGCTGCGGCTGCCGCCACCGCGCCGATGGTGGCGGGGGTGGCCGCTACATCAGCGATGGCAGGGGCGGGGTTTATGGAAGGCGGTTATACCGGCCACGGGCGTAAGGATGAAATCGCCGGACCGGTACACCGAGGCGAGTATGTGTTTGACGCTGAGGCAACAGCCAGAATAGGCGTGGGCAACCTTGAGGCTCTCAGTGATGGGCGGGTAGGAATGGTCGGGCGCCAGTCTTCCGTTACTGCTGGCAGTGAACAGGCGGGCAGCGCTCCGCAAATCATCATCAACTCGCCAATAAACGTGCAGGCGCAGCCGGGGGTCAGCGATGAGCAAGCTCGGCGCCAAGGTGCTGGGGTGAGGGAAGGCTTCGAAGATGTCGTGCGTGACGTGTTGTACCGGGAAACCCAGCAAGGTGGACTGCTTTGGAGGAAGTGATGACAGAGATCTTCAGCTTTGACGTTGAGGCAGAGGCTGACGGCGAAATTAAACAGAACATCTGGGAAAACAACTTCGGTGACGGTTTTGTTCAGTCGGGCGGGACTGGAATCAACAACAAATCCGATTCGTGGAGCCTATCCCATACAGGGCTGTTAGTTGATGGTGAAGAAGCTTTCGAGATCCGTAAATTTCTGGACCGCCATGAGGGATACCGGACCTTTTTCTGGACGCCGCCAGGGGGTTCTCAGGGTCGCTACAGGGCCAAAGGCTACAAGCTGAGATCACGTGGTAGTCCTGACTTGGTCACTATCACCTGGACCTTTGAGCAGAGATTCACTCCCTACTGACCCCGCAATGGCGGGGTTTGGTTTTTTGAGGTGCCAATGGCTTTTGAATCCGACATCCAGAAGCTCGAGCCGGGCAACCAGATTCGGCTCTACGAATTGGACGCATCCCGCTTGGGCGGTAACGTCATGCGGTTTCACGGCCATGCGCAGGAGGGTCCTATCATCTGGCAGGGCCAGCTGTACGAGCCGATTCAGATCGAGGCCAAAGGCTTCGACATTCGTGGCGACGGCAGGCCGGCCACGCCGACCCTGCAGGTGGCCAACGAAATCGCCGGGGTGCGCGGGGCCATCAGCGCGCTGTGCCTGGCGCTGAAGGATATGGCCGGGGCCAGGGTCAGGGTCATTGAAACGTTCCGCCACTTCCTGGATGCCGCCAACTTTCCCGAGGGCAATCCAAACGCGGCGAACCAGGCCCGTGAGAACCTCTGGTACATCGAGCAGAAGACCGAGGAAGACCGCGAACAGGTGACCTTCCAGCTGTCGAGCCCGCTCGACCTCGGCGGGGTGCAACTGCCAGCTCAGCAGATCACCAAGCTCTGCCGATGGGCGTGCCGTGGCGGCTACCGGGGCGAGGCCTGCGCATATACCGGTGCCGCGATGTTCACCAAGCAGAACGAGCCGACCGACAACCCAGCGCTCGATCGCTGCGCCGGTCGCTGGAGCAGCTGCAAGCTGCGTGGCAATACCCGCCGTTTCGGCGGCTCCATGGGCGCGAGCCTGATCGCCAGTTCGAGGTAATTCATGCGCATCAATAAACAGCTGCAGGCCGCTATCCGCGAGCATGCGGAACGCGCGCACCCGGCAGAAGCTTGCGGCGTGCTGATCAAGACCGACGCCGGCCGTGAGTATGTGCCCTGCCGCAACCTGGCCCGCACACCCCGCGACCAGTTCACTCTGCACCATAAGGACTTGGCCAGCGCCGAGGATCGTGGCGAGTTGCTGGCGATCATCCATAGTCATCCTGATGCCACCCCGCGCCCCAGCATGGCCGACCGTGTTAGCTGTGAGCTGCACGAACTACCCTGGGGGATCGTTGCTTGGCCTGGCGGGGATATGGAGTGGTTCACGCCGTCAGGCTACGTGGCGCCGCTCCTGGGCCGAGATTTTGCACACGGCCTGCTCGATTGCTGGGGCGCCTGCCGCGACTGGTATGCGCGCGAGGCAGGGCTGACGCTGCCCAACTTTGAGCGGCGCGACCTGTGGTGGGAGGAGGCCGAAGGCCCGAGCCTGTACGAGGACAACTTCGAGGGCGCGGGCTTTTACCAGGTCAACGAGCCCCAGCGCGGCGACATGCTGGTGTTCATGGTGCCATCGCCGGGGAGACCCTGCTTCCACCCGAACCATGCCGCGATCTATCTCGGCAGTGAGCCGGCGCTGACCAGCGAAGACGCGCCCTCGCTCGGCGGTGCCGGACCGTTCATCTACCACCACATGGCCGGTCGGGCATCGACGCGTGAGGTGTACGGTTGGTCGATGGCCAATCGCTGCCGTCTGATCCTGCGGCACAAGGACTATCAGCCATGAAGCGCACCGTGAAGCTCTACGGCGTGCTGCGCAAGCACTTCGGGCGCGAGTACGTGCTCGAAGTGAGCTGCGCGCGCGAGGCGGTCCAGGCGCTCTGCGAAATGGTGCCGGGGTTCGAGAGGTTCCTGGCCACTGGCGAGGAGCGCGGCCTGGTGTTCACGGTCTTCTCAGGCCGGCGCAACCTTGCGCCCGAGGAGTTCGACCTGAAAGGCGCAGACGCGGAGGAGATCCGTATCGCTCCAATCATCCAGGGCAGCAAACAGGGCGGCATATTCCAGGTGGTGCTGGGCGTCGCGCTGATCGTTGGCGGGATCTTCAACGGCGGCTTGTCCACCGGCCTAGGCCTGGCGCTCATCGCTGGCGGCGGCGCCTTGGCGGTAGGCGGGGTCGTGCAAGCGCTGGCGCCCACTGCGAAGACGGGCAGCATCGACCGCAACGAAGACGGCAACAACCCCAGCTACGGGTTCGGCAGCGCGGTGACCACCATCGCCCAAGGCAACCCCTATCCGCTGCTGTATGGCGAGCGAGAGATTGGGGGCGCCGTCGAGTCAGGCAGCATTCGCACACAAGACCAGCTCTAGCAGCTGGCGCACACAGGCCCGCTTCGGCGGGCTTTTTAGTATCTGGAGGATTGGATGGGCCAAGCACTGAAGGCGACTCGACGCAAGCCAGGCATGCGCCGCGCCGTGGTTGGCGCCAAGGGCGGTGCCAAGAAGCAGAAACAGCCCAGTATCGCCTCGAACAGCGTCCCGTCAATTGCCACTGCGCAGATGGTGTACCTGTGGAGCTGGGGTCCGATCGTTGGCCCGGTGAACGGGCTGCGCTCGGTCAAGCTGGACGGCACCCCGATCATGGCCGAGGACGGGACGCTCAACTATCCAGGGGTCAAGTGGCAGTTCCGCTCGGGTGAGCTGCACCAGGAGCGTCTCGAAGGCGTCACAGAATCAAGCAACGAGATCCAGGTCGGCCAAGAGCTGCGCAGCACCACGCCTTGGGTCTACAGCATCAACAACGCAATGATCGATGCCGCCCGCCTGCGCTTCTCTTGGCCCCAGCTTCAATCGCAGGACAGCAACGGCAATATCGATGGTGTGACCATCGCTTATGCAGTGGACGTATCGACCGACGGCGGCCCATATCAGGAGGTGCTCAACGGGAGCGTCAGCCGCAAGAACGTAACCAAGTACGAGCGCTCGCACCGCATTGAGCTTCCGGACGGAAACCGCTGGACGCTGCGCGCCCGTCGCATCACGCCCAATGCCAACAACTCGATGATCCAGGATGCGATGGTGGTTGAAGCCATCGCCGAGGTGGTGGACAGCGACCAGGAATATCCACTGACAGCGGTGGGCTGCCTCGAGTACGACGCCCAGCAGTTTGGCGGAGACATCGCCAAGGTAGCCGTGCTGATGCGCGGCCGCATTGTGCAAGTGCCGATGAACTACGACCCTGATACGCGCACCTACGCCACTGGCGGCGCCGGCACCACGAATGGGGTGTGGGACGGGACATTCAAAGAGGCCTACACCAATAACCCTGCCTGGATCTTCTACGACCTGGTGCTGCACCCGTACTACGGCTTGGGCGATCGCATCGACGCCAGCATGGTCAATCGCTGGTCGCTTTACCGGATCGCGCAATATTGCGACCAGATGGTGCCGAACGGGCAGGGTGGCCAGGAGCCGCGCTTCACCTGCAACCTGTACCTGCAGAAGCAGGCCGATGCGTGGGCGGTGCTGCAAGACCTCGCCGCTATCTTCCATGGCCTGGCCTACTGGGACGGCAACCAGATCACGGTGAATGCGGATATGCCGCAGGACCCGACCTACACCTACACGCTCTCGCAGATCCTGGGCGATGGCATGGTGAAGTACACCGGCAGCAAGCTGCGTGATCGGCACAGTCAGGCAATGGTCTCGTTCGACAATCCCGACCAGGGCTTCGAAACCGACAAGGAACCGGTGTTCGACGACGACGCTATCGCCGAGTACGGCGTGCGCGAGCTGTCCGTCGAGGCATTGGGGTGCACGTCCCGCAGCCAGGCCCAGCGCGCTGGCAACTGGGCGCTGATGAGCGAGCAGCTGCAGATCCGCGGCGCCACGATCAATGTCGGCCTCGACGGCTACATTCCCAAGCCTGGCAAGGTGATCGCCTTGTCCGATCCACTGCTGGCGGGTCGTGGCAACGGCGGGCGAATCGCGGCAGCGGCAGGCCGTGTTGTGACGCTGGACCGTGACACCGAGGTGCCCGCCGGCGCGCGCCTGCTGGTCAACCTGCCAAGCGGCAAGACGGAGGCTCGCCAAGTCCGCTCGGTTGATGGTCGCCGCATCACCGTCATGGCCGATTTCAGCGAAACTCCGGAGCCAGAAGGCGCCTGGGCCATTGATTACGATGATCTGAAGCTGATGCAGTTCTACGTCCGGAACGTCACCCGGCCGGAGTGGACACGCTTTCAGATGGACCTGATTCAGCACGAGCCGAGCAAGTTCGATGCGATCGACTTCGGCACAATGATCGACGATCGCCCGATCAGCGTTCTCCCACCAGGTGTGCAGGACGCTCCTGCGCGCGTGTTGATCAGCAGCAATTCGGCGGTATCGCAGGGCATCGCGGTTACCACGATGACCATCGGCTGGGACGCGGCGCCTGGCGCGGTCGCCTATGACGTTGAGTGGCGCTGGGGTGCGCGTGACTGGGTGAAGGTGCCGCGCACTGGTGAACTCGCCATCGACGTGCCTGGCGTCTACGCCGGGCAGTACTTGGCGCGAGTTCGCGCGGTGAGCGCCATTGGCGTCTCGTCGATTCCAACCACCTCAGTACTGACCAACGTTGCTGGCAAGATCACACCGCCGCCTGCGGTCACGTACTTGAGGGCAACTCCACTGGTCTACGGTACCGACCTGGCCTGGGGTTTCCCACCTGGCGCAGAAGACACCCAGCGCACGGAAATCTGGCAGAGCGCAACCACCAGCCGCGACCAAGCGATAAAGCTCGGCGACTTCGCTTACCCCCAGGCCGAGCACCAGATTCATGGCCTGGCGGCTGGCGTCGAGTTCTTCTACTGGGCGCGTCTGATCGACCGCTCCGGCAATGTCGGTCCGTGGTACCCGGAGGGCGCAGGCGTGCAAGGCCGCTCAAGCTCAGACCAGACCGAGTACGAGGAGTACTACCGCGACAAAATCGGCAGCGGTGCGCTCTATCCCGAGCTTCGTGAAGAGATCGAGCTCATTTCGGGCGATGGTCCGGGCTCGGTCAACGCACGCATTGGCGAGCTGCGAGACGAGATTGGCGACCTGTCGGACTCCATGCCTTACGACCCGAGCGCGACGTATACCGCTGATCAAGGTGTGCTCGGCAGTGACGGCAAGCTGTATCAGGCCAAAGGTGATGTGCCAGTCAACACGCCCCCGCCAAACTCATTGTATTGGGAGGACATAGGGCAGGCGGTGCGCACTGCCAACGGCTTGGCCGCGCAAGTCAGCAGAAACCGGACTGATATCGAAGAGCAGGATGGCCGCATCACTGCGACGGCCGAAAGACTTGAGTCTGTGCAGGCTAAGGTCAATGACCCGGTCACAGGGACAGAGGCCACGGCCCAGGGCCTGAGCCAGATGAAGGGCACGGTCGAAACCATTGATGGCCAGGTCAAGGCGAATGCCGAGAAGATCGACGGTGTCTTTGCCCAGGTCAACCCACCGATGGCCGGCAGCGAGGAGGACTTTGCCGGTTCTGAGCTGACCTTCGTGGGTGCATGGTCTGAGCAGTCTGCTCGCATCGAGGGTGACGTTGCGCAGGCCAAGCGCACAGATCGTGTTGAGGTACGCCAAGGTGAGACGAGCGCGCTTGTGCAGCAGGTCAGTGAGTCTGTCGTCAGTCTGAGCAGCTCGACGGCAACACAGTTCAGCCAGGTTCAGGCCCAGCAAGGCCAGACCAATGCACTTGTGCGGCAGGTCAGCGAATCCGTTGTCGACCTGCAGCAGTCTACCGCGACCCAGTTCAGCCAAGTGCAGGCCAAGCAAGGGGAGAACACGGCCGCTATCCAGCGTAATGACCAGGCCATCGCAGATGCAAACGGACGCGTGTCGGCGATCTCCTCATGGAAAACAGAGACAAACGTCGCTGGCAAGAAGGTGGCTACTGGAATCATCCAGGGAAGCGATGGCAGCGTTGGTGAAATTCTGCTGTCCGCTGAGCGCGTTGCAATCATCAACGGGCTAAATGGACCGCAAGCCAACTTGTTTGTCTTTGAGAACGGCCAACTCTTCGTGAATACCGCGCTGATCAACAAAGCATTCATTCAAGAATTGATACTTGGCATGACGCTTCGCTCACAGGCGGTAGATTCTTTTGGGCGTCCTTTGATTGAGTTGAACATGGTGAACGGCACGTTTGCATTGCGCGGGCAAAATGCTGAGGGCACGACAGAAATCAAAAACGGTCAGGTCAACACTTTCTACACCAACGGCAATCCAGCAACGATGATGGGGGTCGGAATCTAGTGGCTACAGGATTTAAATCGTTCTTGATGAACGGAGTAGTTCTAGTACAGATGACGCAGCCTATCAGCCAGATGCTTGGATATGTTGACACTAATGCTGCCAACGGTAGCGTCATAATTCCTGCTGCGCCCGCTGGTAAGACGCTCTTTTTTGCAGTCGTGGAACTCAGTCAGCAGGATAGATACTTGGGTAAGCGCCCAGCTGTGAGCCTGAACGGTACTACGCTAACGTGGCAGTATTCCTATCAGGCCGGCTGGGGGTTTTACTCTCTAAACTGCCGCATTCATTACGGTTATCGATAGGGTGGAAAATGTCAGCCAGATTCGTAGCCTTAAGAGAGGATACAAGTCAACTATTTGATACGCGCTATATCGCGTATGGGCTCAGGAAGAGCGGGTATTTACAGCAGGTAGGAAGCTGGCCCAGGCTGTATCTGCGGTCCATTCAGCTTGACCCATCAAACCCTTCCAACTACTCGGAAACCAGCCAGACCGACATCCTCTTTGGCTTCGCAGTCGAAGGCGCGGTCGCACCAATCGTCTTCATCAACGGGAGCGGCATTTCGTGCGGATCGTCAAAAGTCGGAAATATCACAACCTTCTTTTTCATGCTTGCTTCCGCGAGCACGAAGTTTTACTACTTTGACACCATGCGGGATTCGGGGCCTATCAATGGGCTTAAGTGTTGGAATGAAGCAAACGTCCTGACCTTCAACTCCAGTCAGGTGCCCTTGAATATCATCGCCAACGTGGCTGCTCCTCCTCCGGGGAATCCCTTAGCAAGCGGTTACGGCGTGGTTTATCAGGGGGGTAGCAATAGTTGGGACAGGCCATCAGGGGTAAGTGGGTATTACGTCAGTTGGACTTCGCGAGTATTCATGCCCATCGGTGCTGGCGAATTTGCAGCGAGTATCATTTACAGCAGGACAATGGGACAGGGAAAGAGAGAAAGATCGCCAAGTCCTGACCCAGGCCTAAGTCCTGCGATAGTGAATTTGATGGCCTGCATGGATGGATGCTTCGGGTCCTCTGGCGGTATCACGTTCGTAGCTGCCGATGCGGCACGCACGACCATGTATCAATCAAATGCTTATGTAAACACTTACTTCGATATTCCTGCTGGCGTTCTACCTAACGCCTTGGTTATCAGATCGAGCGACTATCCTTTCCCTTATAACTGAGTGCAAAAATGACGAGACAAGTAATCAACCTCGGCGCTCCTATCACCGGTCAAGGCGGAGACAGTCCGCGCAGCGCCAATGTGAAGATTGCGGCGAACTTCGATGAAGTCTATGACGCTTTGGGGGCGACCGGATCACCCCAGACGCTGCCTGCCGCTTTACCTGTGGCCAAGGGCGGTACAGGTGGAACCACGCCTGCAGCTGCTCGCGCTGGCCTGGAGCTTGGCAACGCGGCCACGCGCACTGTCGGGGTGGGCGCGGGCCAAGTGCTCACTGTGCCCGCGCTTGGGCTTGGGTCGCGCGAGGCGGTCAGTGATTCCTCGATCATGCCGGACATGAACCGCCTTGAAACAAGTTTCGGCGTCATCGCCGATGCCACGCAGTATCGCCCGATCCCCTACGGTGTGTGTATGAACCTGGCATTCCCCGGCAACCCAGGCACGTACCTTGGCGCACAGCTTTACATGAGCACCTCACCTGGTGGCGTCATCGGATTCCGCTCCGGGGATTACTCGGCGGTCGGTTTCAACATCATCTACCACACCGGCAACACCACCCGCGCCGCTGACGGCACCTTGAAGGCCATATGAGCATGACTCGAGCAGCAATCAATATTGCCGGCAGCGGCGAAATTCTCGACATCACGTCCTTGGGCAAATCGGATCTTTCGGTCGATCACCCAGGCCCTGGCCAGTACCTGGTGCACGGGACCTTGGGCATGGTGCCGCCGCCCGAGGGCTGGGGCTACGTTATCAACCAGCTCGACGCTGGCGCCTCCATTTCGACCGGGTTCAATGAGGGCATGTTGGCGGTCAGCGTGGCCAAGGATGGCGAGCCGGCCGACCTCATTCACAGCATCACTTTGCACGTCTCTGTTGAAGATCTGCCAGCGGTGGAGCTTCCGCCTATGCAAGATCCCGCTGCAGCTGATCCGCTACTGGCAGCCCAAGCGCAGGCGTCCCGATACCGTGCGATCGCAGACGCTGCCATTGTGCCGCTGCAGGACGCAGTCGACTTGGAGGAGGCCACGGATGCCGAGCTCGCTCTGCTCAAGGAATGGAAGCGCTTCCGCGTGGCGCTGAACCGTCTTCCCGACCAAGAGGGCTACCCCGCCGACATCGACTGGCCCGCGCCGCCGGCCTGACCCACACCACACCACCGACCGCCGCCTGGCGGTATTTTTTTGCCTGGAGAAAACCCATGCCGATCACCGAGCAGCAGCTGCTGCAGATCATGCCCAAGGCCCGGCCGGTTGCCGGCGCCTTCCTGCCCGCGCTTAACCGCGCCATGGTTCGCTGGCGCATTGACAGCCTGGTCCGTCAGGCTGCGTTCCTGGCCCAGGTCGCGCATGAGTCGGGCCAGCTGCGCAACCTGGTGGAGAACCTCAACTACAGCGCCGAAGCCCTAGTGCGCACTTGGCCAAGCCGGTTCAACGCGCAGACCGCCGCCGCGTACGCTCGGCAGCCGGAGAAAATCGCCAACAAGGCCTATGGCGGACGGATGGGCAACGGTCCGGAGGCGTCCGGCGATGGCTGGCGCTTCCGTGGGCGCGGCCTGCTGCAGGTCACTGGCCGGAGTAACTATCGCGAAGCCGGCGCGGGCCTGGGCCTGCCGCTCGAGGATGAACCCGATCTCCTCGAGCAGGCCGAGCACGCCGCTCAGTCGGCTGCCTGGTGGTGGGCCAAGCATGGACTGAACCAGCTGGCCGACGCCGGGCGCATCCGCGATATCGGCAGCATCATCAACACTGGCCAGCCGGGCAAGACGCCACACGGCGCAGCTGAACGGCTGGCGCTGTACGACATCGCGCTGAGGGTGCTGGCATGAATTCCTTCACATTGAGATCGCTGGTTCTTCTGGCGCTGCTCGCATCCTACTGGGGTGTGTACCAGCACGGCAGGGCAGTAGAGCGCGCGGAGGCTGCACAGGCCTCCGCAAAACGAGACAGCGGCGATCGCCTGGCCGAGGTGATCGGCGAGCGCAGTGCGCGGCAGGAAGAACAACGACGCGCGCAGGCGCAGGATGAGGGAAGAACTGATGCTCAGGAACAACGAACCATTGCTTATGCTGGTGCTGCTGGCGCCGATGCTGCTGGCCAGCGGTTGCGCGACGACGGCGCCCAGTTCGCCGCCTCCGTCAGTTGCCCCGGCGCGGATACCGCCGCTGTCGCCCGAGGCCAGGCAGCCACCCGCGCCGCCATGGTGCTCTCCGACCTGCTCACACGGGCTGATGCTCGAGCGGGAGAGCTGGCGAAAGCTTATGACAACGCCCGAATAGCGGGTCAGCTCTGCGAGAGGTCCTATAATGCGCTGATCAACTGATCGGAGCAGGTCATGGAGAAGCGGACTTTCATTGGTATGGTCGAGGCAGGGGAGTCTCTGCTCAAAGAGGCTCTCGATGCCATGCGCGCCTACCATGCGGCCCAAGACGCCGGGCAGCCTCCGGAGGAGGTGGAGCGGCTGCATCTGCTCGCAGAGTCTCTATTTCAGGTGGTCTGTGACTACCAGCTCCGCGTGGTCGCGAAAGCCAGAGGCAAGGATTTGCCTCCACTGCACTGAAGCCGCTGGCCGGTCATTGCGGCTACGAGGGCTGAGCCTTACGATACTGTATACACATACAGTATTGGTGCCCTATGTATTTCCTCCTCGTTCGCCGCCGCGAGTATGGCGTGGCTATCCCTTATGACCAGCTTCGCAAGGTTCCAGCCCTGCGCGCTGACGTGCACATTGGCGATCATCACAGCGAGCCCCTCGGCCGTGTGGCCACGCAGGCCTGGGTATTCAACCCCACGCCCGGCCCTGACATCATCCCTCGGCTCCATGACGCCAAGGTCAATGGCATGGCGCAGCTGGGCATCAACATCAACGGTGTTGAGGAGATCGACGGCGTGATGTACGCGCAGTCGTGGTGGTGCAGAGCGGAATGATGGGCAGCTTGCCAAGGGCCTGGCTGGCCGAGCTCAACGACCACACCGCTCTGGTGACCGATCCGGATGGCCGAGCCAGGGTGCTGGCGGAAATGGCGTTCGCCGCCAGGAAGCGGCGAGAAGTCGATGCAGATCAGCTCTCCGATATGTTGGAGTTCGCCGAGGCCGCTAGGCTTTGGGCGCTGACAGAGCAGGAGGATGCGTTGAGCTTGGGGTTTGTACCAGTACGAGAATTGGGTTGA